ATACTTAAAAACTTGAATACATTAAAACAAGAATTTATATTAAATAATGATTCAATTCCTCAAGGAATTGGAAAAGTAAAACACATAAAACTTTTATTAAATTATTATATTTTGTTAGTATTTACTCTTTTAACTAATAAAAGTTTAGGTGTGGTTCCAAGACAATTAAATAATGTACCAGATTGGAATGAAAAAATAGTTCGTATAATTACAAATATAGATACATTAATATATAATAACATTGAAAATAATATAGAAGCCGATAGGGCAAGAGATATTCAACAATTAACAATACCAGTATTAGTAAGAACATTAATTCGCGGCGGAAAAAAGAAAAAAACAAGAAGAAAAAATCTTAAAAAACGAAAAAAAAGTAAAAAAATACGTGTAAAAAAATATAAGAAAACAAAAAAACGCGTAATTAAAAAACATAAAAAAACTAGAAAAAATAAAAAATAATGTAAAAAATAATGTAAAAAATAATGTAAAAAATAATATAAAAAGTAATGTAAAAAATAACTTTAGAAAATATTTTCTCAAGTTATTTTATAATTAACATGGATGATATATTAGCAAATCTAGCAAATAATTTACCAAAACAAATAAAAAAAAATCCTAAAGAAGTTGTAAAAAGATTAACATTCGTAATAAACGCAATAATAAATGGTATGGTGGCTGATATTGAAAGCCGTAAGTTACATGGATTATTACCCGCTCTTACTCAACACGGTGGAGGTAATGGTGAAGTAGTTCCTTACGATACAACCCTAGTAACGGTTGCAGAAGTGCAAGGAGTAACAAGCTTAATAGAAGCTTCTATAAATGCTGGTATAGAAGAAGCGATTTCTAAAGGAGATCTGGATAAAGCAGGTACACTAATAGAGATGTCAGAGAGACGACAAGATAGACAACAAGAGATGGAAGAGAGACGACAAGAGAGACTACTAGAGATGGAAGAGAGACGACAAGACATGTCAGCAAGACAAAAAGCTATAGATGCAGCAGAAGCAAACCAAGAGGTGGCAAGACGTATGGGAAATGCATTAGCCGCAGCCCAAGAGGGAGAGGAACGGAGGAAAAATCGAAAGGAGAAAAAAGAAAATATTGTCGAAGGTACTCGTTTGGTGGGTGGCGTATCTATGGCATATGTAATGGCAAAGGTTATAACAATAGTGCCTGATCTTGGCACGGCTATTTTTGCTGCTGCTGGAGGAGGCGCTGTAAGAGGTTTAGTAAATGTGTATAATACTGTCTTTGCTAGTGAGTTGACGAACTGGGCTACAGGCATTCAACCAATTAATGGAACAGAACTTTATAGTGGATTAGTAGAAGATTTCGTAAGTAGTGGAATTGGAGAGAAATTCATTGAAGGATCAAATAATTTATTTATTTTAATTATGATAATGTGCTTTGCTATGGTTGTATGTTGTTATACAATGATAAACCTCCTCAGCAATATTGAAAAACTTAACATATTTCCCGGGGTCGGTGTGACATTCTATAGTCGTGAGGAATTGCAAACACCAAAGGAACAAAAAAATGCTCTTCAAATGTTTATAAAAGCTCAAGAAGCAGCTAAAGAAGCAGGGAGACAAGCACTTGGTTCTTCAGCAGCAGTAGCGTTTCCGGCAAAATCACTTGGTTCTTCTCCAGAAGCAAAAGCACTTAAAGGTCCAACTGTTGAAGAAGTTGAAGAAGAAGAAGTTGAAGGAGGTGGAAAAAATAAAAGAAAACGTAGAAAATCACGTAAACAACAAAAGTCCAAAAAATCTAAAAAATCTCATAAATCTCACAAATCTAAAAAACAACAAAAGTCTAGAAAAAAACAACGTAAATCTAGAAAAAACTTAAAATTTAAAAAAACACGTAAATAATTTATTTATTTATTTAATAAAATCTAAATAAATTATAAATGACTTTAGATAAACACGCACTAATTTCTCTATTTCACGTTCTTTTTGTGGGTCCTCTTCTTCTTTATGTCGGATTAACAAAAGGAAACTTATCTAATTTTGCGTTATGGGTTCTTGTATTTCTTGGCGCAGGTGTATCTTTATTTCACTTAACTAAAACAATTCAACTTGGATTAAAACAAGGTTGGATCTATGCTTTACACGCCCTTGTATTTGCTCCACTTTTAATATATGTTGGTCTTAAAGGTAAACAAGCATTTTACGCCGCATTTTCTATTTTAACTATGCTTGGTTTTGCCACAATAGGTTATCATGGTTTACATTTAGCCAAACTTTTTATAAGAACAATCGCAAATACTAAAAATTAAAGAAACTAATTTTTCATATATTTTTCTCTCTTCAAAATATTTTCAAGAGAGAAAAAGTTTCAATTAAATCGTTGGAATAAAAGTCCAATTCATTTCTCCACATATTTTTTTCCATATAATATCTTGTTCTATTCGTTTTACAGGATCTTTTAGCATTGGAAAAAAAGGTAAAAACGTGCGTTCTTCAAGCAATTCACATAATTTAAAAAGCACATAATAATAGTTTAAAAAGTTTACTCTATCATTTGGACAATGCTTGGAATATTGTTTTTCTATTTCCATAAACAGATTACATAATTTATCTTCCAACTCAGGACTCATAATCGGTGGTTTAATACCCAATTTATCTTTAATAAAAGGAATGTGTTCATAATATTTGTTATATCCAAGTTTTTTTAAAATATCCTTTGATTTTTTTGTTGTTAAATCGTGAATACTTATTCTTTCCTTTTTAATTTGGTTTTTAATATCTTCAATGACTTGTTCAGGTATTTGTGTAGTTTCCTTAGCTTGAAATTGGGATAAGATTTCGCGAAAATGATTAATTCTTTTATACGCATAAAAACAAACTTCTTTTGGTGGATCTTTATAGGACGGTTTATCGTGTTCAATTAAAAATTGCATACTTAAACCACATTTATTACAAACCTTTATACCTTCATAATCTACTGGAATCATTTCACCATTACACGAGGAACAATTTTCATAATTTACATAATAATTATTAATATCAATAAACTCAGTATTGTCTATATTTTCCAAATATTTATTTACATCGTTCTTGGTTTTAATTTGTGTTTCGCTCTTATTTTTATTAAAAAAAGAGTTTAATACTTTTACTTTGTTACTTCCTTGCGAAGTTTCCTTCTTTTTTTCATAATATCCAAAAATATATTTAGAATTATTTAACAAATATTCATTTTTTTCTTTTTTTATTTTACTTATTTTTTTAGACAATTCTTTTAATTCATCTTGACAATCTAATTTTTTTTCTATAGATAAATCTTTTGTTTTTAAAAGTTTTTTAATTTTTTTTTTAGATTCTATCAATTTTGGCAACTCTTCTTCTTCATTTTTAGAAATAGTTTCAAGTATTTCATTATGTTTATTATCAAGAGTAACCATAGATTTTTCATTTACAATAATCTTTTTTTTTACCTTTGGCTTAAATGCCGGCATGTTTTATATATCTTTTTTATATATTTTTATATATTAATTTCGTGTTAATAATATTTAAAAAATCTATAAATAATTAAAAAATGAACGTACACATAAATAATAATGAATACGAACTAGATGTAATTAAATTACAAAAAATGGCATTTCTATATAACGCATTGGAAAAAGGTTGGAATATTACAAAAAAGAATGATTTATATATATTTAAAAAAAATCATGAAGGTAAAAAAGAAGTATTTTTAGATAACTATTTAAAGCAGTTTATAGGTGAAAATATTCAACTAGACGATATATTACAAAAAAAATAATTAATTTATTCGTTTTATTAAAAATTTTTTTCTTTAGCAATATTATAAAATGGGAGGAGGACTTATGCAACTCGTCGCTTACGGAGCCCAAGATGTTTACCTTACAGGTAACCCACAAATCACTTTCTGGAAAGTCACTTACAGACGCCACACCAACTTTGCAATGGAATCCATTGAACAAACTTTCAACGGTCAAGCCGATTTCGGCCGCCGTGTTCAATGCACCATTAGCCGCAATGGTGATCTTGCTTACAGAACATACTTACAAGTCACATTACCCGAAATTAACCAAACTATGGGTACTGACGGATCCTACTCATCTGACGCCCAAGACGCTGTCTACGCTCGCTGGTTAGACTACCCCGGTGAACAACTCGTCTCTATGGTTGAAGTTGAAATCGGTGGTCAACGCATTGACCGTCAATACGGTGACTGGATGCACATCTGGAACCAACTTACCTTAACCGCTGAAGCCGAACGCGGTTACAACAAAATGGTTGGTCAAACCACTCAACTCACATACGTATGTGACCCCACATTTTCGGACATTGATACACCATGCGCGGCCGATAGTGTACCCAACCAAGTATGCGTCCCCCGCAACGCCTTACCTGAAACAACCCTTTACGTCCCACTCCAATTCTGGTTTTGCAGAAACCCAGGTCTTGCCTTACCATTAATTGCTCTTCAATACCACGAAGTCAAAATCAACCTTGAACTTAGCCCCATCCAACAATGCTTATACGCCGTCAAACAACTCGGTGGTTGCACTGACGCCACAACTGACGTTAAAGTCACCAACGCCTACAAACAATCGCTTGTTGCCGCTTCGCTCTACGTTGACTACGTCTTTCTTGATACCGATGAACGCAGACGCATGGCCCAAAACCCCCACGAATACCTCATTGAACAACTCCAATTCACTGGTGCTGAATCCGTAGGTTCGTCTAGCAACAGAATTAAACTCAACTTCAACCACCCATGCAAAGAACTTGTCTGGGTTGTCCAACCTGATGCTAACGTTGACTACTGCAACCAAACTGTTTGCGGTCAAACCTTATTCCGCGCCCTTGGTGCCCAACCCTTCAACTACACTGACGCCGTTGATGCTTTACCCAACACAATGCGTGCCTTTGCTGCTGACGGTACAGCCGGTGGTATTGGTGGTGAAACCTCGGCTGAAAACGAATTCATTTCGGGCGATATCTTCTCGGATGTCCAACCCAACGTTC